GATAATAGTGGAAATGTGTTTCTGAAATGGGGAAGTGAAACAATGATATTTGATGTAGAAGAAGAGGAGAAATAATGCACTGGATAGCAATAGTATTATGGACTTGTTTAATTATGTCAATAGTTAATCGTGTTCAGAGAATAGGGAAGCAATGATAACACATTGGAAAGATGAACAGGGAAGTAATTGGTACAAGTTTATAGCTAAAGATATAGATATGCTACTACCTGCTATGGAAGATGTAAAGTTTGAAGAGATTGTAGTTAAAGAAAGAGAGGAATAATGGCATACGAATACAAAGTTGAGCTTCGTTTTATGGGAGAGAACTATGAGGACGCAGAGAATTTTGTTCACTCTATGAGCGGTAGTGATTGGATAGAACATTTAGAAACTACATCAGGATTAGATGTAGAAGAAACAAGAGAGGGATAATAATGGATAAAGAATACGAATACAAAGATAAAGTATATTTGTGTATATGGAATAGCAACATTGTAGGTTTATATACTTATGATGAATTAAAAAAAGAGTATGGCGATACCAATTTATTTGATGAGCCATTAAACATTTCATTTTATAGTAATGGAATTTCACTAGATACATTTCAAGAAGTCATAGACTTTTTAGATGATGATACACAAATATTTTCAAGGCATTTTATAGCCGATAATATGAGAATATGTAGGGTTAAATAATGGCTAAAGAAAAATCACACAGTTGGCAAGATATGGCTAACCTCACACACGAAACACAAGTAAAAGAATTTAACTTTTGTTTATGTGAGGAACAAGAGGGCTTTCCTTATAAAGATTGTCCAAAGGAGGAAAACTAATGGCTAATAATCCAGTTATATGGGATATTCTTTTAGTTGATGATGATGATAAATGGTACACCATACAGAATGTTGAACTATTAAATGACATAATTGATGTTAATGATTTGATATTAATAGATAAACCAAAGGAGGAGGAGGAATAATGAAAACAGTAAAAATAAATTTGTATGGATTCAAAGAATTAGATGAAGAAGCAAAAGAAAAAGCATTGTTTAACCATTTTAACGAATACATAGAATATGAAGATTGTGCAAGTAAACATAATCCTAATTTCTACGACTTTATGTTAGGGTCAGATGACAATGGTAAGTGGACAAGGTCTTGTCCACAAGATGATTGTGTATATGAAACCTTTGAGATAACACCACTAGCTATATATTCAAGAGGAGATAACGAGTGGGTAGAGGGATTATTAGATGATTATTTATTTACTAAAGACGGACTCTATTGTAAAAGAGAGGGATAATGATAGAGCCTAGCAGAGAAGTTAAAGGAACATTCACTATTACAGGGGAACTTGTAGTCAATGCTTATTTAGATGAGTGGGATACAGGAAGAATTGACACTGAAGAAAAGTCAGACAAGCTAGACAGAATGTTAATTGAACAACATATTGATAGAACATTGAAGAAGAAAGGTATAAAGGCATACGAGATAGCGATAGCTACTAAGAGTAAGCCTTTATTTGAGGAGGAAGAATAATGAAAACATTTAATATCTATGAGATTAGCAAAGAAGATATTTGTTGCACAATAGGTGTAGATTATCCACCATACGCATTACCAATAGAATGCGATTGTGAGAAATAATGTACACACAGACAAAAGACTTAGCTTACGCTAACTATTCTTATGATGAAACTATTGACTTTGAAGATGAATGGGATTTTATCATAGGAGAAATAAATGAAATAGCTTCAGAACTTAATGGATTAGGTTGGGAGTATTTTTCAGCAGGTGGTTACACAGGTTGGAACAAGTCAGCTAGTAATACTGGTATTTATGGACTTAACGGAGAAACTCTAAAAGAGATATTGTTTTGTTATAATACCGAAATGAATATTGTTATTGATTTTACTAATGTTGATAAAGGTATCTTTGAAGTAAAGATGAGCCACCACGATTCGCCTATGGGAGAAACTATGTACTTTGTCAGAGAGTATGACTTTGAGTCAGAGGGAGAATGGGAAAATCCTAGAGAACATTGTATAGATGTTGCAACGGAGAAGAATATAAGATAGAACGAGATATATAAGAATAAGTCTTAAAATAAGGTTTACAATATATGACAATGACGTTATACTTAATATGTAAAGGAGACTTTTATGAGTAGTATACTCGTTGATAGTCAAGTAGAACAATACAGAGTAGATTATTACGGACAAGTTAAATTCTTTAAGAAAAAAGATTTAGTTGAACATTATATTAATCAGCACAACTTACGTATAGTTGATGAGAATATTATAGGGAATATATCACACTTACTTGTTGCTAAAGCACTTTATTAAATAAAAATAATATAAGGAAAGGAATAAAATATGAATGCAAATGATATTGAATTACAGAAATTACTAGAGGAAGCAAGAGAAAGCACAGAGGAACACACCAACAAAAGAGAGTTGGAAGAAGCACTTAAATACTTATCTGAAAGTATATCTCAATTAAACAATATAAAAAGTCTTGAAAGACAATGGCTAGATAACAGGAATACTGCAATAGAAAAGCTATATAAAGAACTCCATATCCCTATGATAAAGATAGGCGAGGTTGCAGGAATGACAAGACAAATGGTTTTTCATATCTGCAATTCAAAAGAAAAGCGAGACTAATGTCTCGCTTAACTTTAGAAAGGAACAAATAATATGAATAAATATTTGAACTATATTTATTATACCAAAAAAAATGTCATAGGGGGAATATATAATATTAAAGAAAGGAATAAAAATGGATAAAGAAACACATAAGAAGTTAATTAAAGACTTCCCAAAGAGTGTAGTAAAACCTGCACCTAAAGGAAAGTTTGGACATTATGTACCACACCACATATATACACAACGATTAGTAGATGTTGTACCTGGTAAATATAATTTTTTTATTAAAGAAACAATAAGAAATAAAGACAACGCAGTTGAAGGTGCAATATGCAGATTAGAGATAGAAGGACTTGGCGTTGTAGAAGAAATTGGTGATGTAGATACACACGCAATATCAAGAAACATTACTGAAAGCGAAGTATTAAAACTAGCTGTTAGTGATGGTATTAAAAGATGTTGTATGCGATTTGGTATAGGTTTAGAACTATGGACTGGAGGTACTACGGAGGAGGAACACTATGCAGGAGATAATCCAAAGCCTCCTAAACCAACTAAACCACAAGGAGAAACCAACAAGAATCTTGATGCTTCTTCCAAAGAAACCAACGAGAGTCTTGATGCCTCTCCTAAAAAAAAACAGGTAACACAGGAGAATGGGAAATCCCATTCTGAAATTTCAGAGGTTGAACTAAAGAAACTTGTCTTTGAAATGTGCGACAAAGATAAGAAGTTTGCTGAAGCCTGTTGGAAAAACTCTCATAGTAGAACTAAGTTAAAAGACAAAACCCTTACTGATAATGTAGGAGAGTGGGAGAAATATACAGTAGAGATGTTCTTAGAATTTGCTGACAATTATGTTAAGAAATTTAAGAAAGACTTTGAGATTAGAGCAGGTAATTCTGATAGTATAAATGAAGTATTAGAAACATTTGATACAAAAATTGTAGAAGAAAAGGAGAACGAAGTGGCAGACATACCAGAAGGAAAATGGATGGATGACTCAATTAGCGAAGCACAAAGAGGTTTTATTGAAAGCCTTATAACCAAAGCTATTGATTCAGGACAAGATGAGCTTGGAGCAGAAGCAAAAAGCTATCTAAATTCAGGGGAAGCAACGAAAGGGAACGCAAGTGAATGGATTGAGAAGTTACAAAAGGCTACAGAGTAACAACCACTTTCTTGTATCCTGTATTGATTGCTTCAATATTTATTGGAATAGAGTTGAGGGCTATAAGGGTTATTGCCCTCAATGTCTAATAAAAATGGACGAAGAATGAAGCAGGAAGAAATAATATCTTTATTAAATTATGAATATCCTCAAATGGATACTCTATTACCAACTACTAATCAATTTGCACACCACGATTGCGAAAATGACTTATACATAATAGAGATTAAGTCAAGAGATACTCATTATGACCCTTGGATAATAGAAAAAATGAAATATGATGCGAATATAAAGGAAGCAGAGAGTAAAGGTAAGGACTTTATATACATTACAGAGCATAGGTTGTCTATTATTGCTTGGAATGTAACAGACTTAACTAAATCAGGTTATAATTTTATGTGGGAGGTAAGACAGATGCCAGAAACAACAGAGTTTGAAGATAAAGAAGTGATACATAAAGAAGTAGGGTATCTTTATGAAAGTTTTGGACAAAGAGTTAAATAAAAGGAGGATAGATGAGTGATATATCAGTAAGTGATGCAGCCATAGGTGTTTTATTAGCAGAGCTTGAGAAAAGAGGAGCTTTCAAAACGATTATGTTTGTAGATGAACAAGGTAGGAATGAAATCAAAGCAATCATTCCACCAAAACCTTTGTTCGTTACACAAAATGCTGTACAACAAGAAGAGGAATAATGAAAGCAACACCTAAACAAATAGCCGAAGTAACAGATTTAATTAATAATTGTAGAAGTTGGAAGGTAAAACTTAGTGCGTCAAGATGGCTTAATCGTTCTGACTTAAATACAGTTGATGTAGATAATGTTATATGGAAACTAAGACCATTAAGGTTTCCTAAGTTTTCAAGACTTGATTTACCTAATCTAAATTATGATGAGGACACACCTGATATGTACAATATGAAAGAGTACAACTCAGAGGATTTTTAAGTTATCCCAACCATTCTTATCAACAGTTAAAGTAAGTACACCAGGTTCATTCCACATACCTGTTCTTGCAGTAAAATCTTTACTCGCATCAATACTAGGACATTGAATCCAGGTTCTTTTACCTTGTTGCAGTAATCTTGGGTGATGATAATGAGCTGTCAAAAGAAGTTCAGCAGCACCACTAGGCAACCAACCAAACATCTGTCCTTGCCACCACTTCATTATCTTACCTTCTGGACCTGCACCACCTGTAGTCATATGTCCGTGTGTTATAGCTACAGCTTTACCCTTAATATCAAGTAAGTGATGATAGTCAGCAGGAATAATTACTTTAACTTTATCGTATCGCTCATTCTGTTTGCATATTTCTTTTGCTATCTCAAAGTGCATTATGTCACTATTATCTAACTGGTCTGTTAATACTTGACCTTTACCACTTCTAGTCATATGTCCGTGGTTACCACCGATTCCACAAACAGTTATCTTGTCTGCGTGTGGTAAAAATGTATCAATAGTCTGCATAATCATACGCCTAGCAAGTTCATATTGCTGTCGTAAAGTCAATTCCACATTAAAAGGCATTGAACTATAAAAAGATTGGTCGCAATTCTCTGTTAAATCACCTAATCCTAGTAAAAACACCTCATCTATGGCTGTTCCTCCCTTACGCAGAGCCTTAATCTGGTTAACCCCCTCTATAAGGGCTTCCTCGTAGCGTTTAAGGGTATTTTCCACCCCATAATCAGCTTTACCTAACTGCCAGTCAGCCATTGTCCATATAAAGGCAGTATTACCACCATATTTTTTGTTCTTTAGCTTAGGTTTCTTAAGATATATCTTGCATAGCTCATCAAAGTACTCATCTAATGCAGGGTTCTTTCTTTTAACTACACCCTTAAATGCAAAAAAGGTGGTTGTTCTACCACCTTTAAGCTGTCCTTCCCAGCTACTAGCACGAACTGTGCCTTCTATTTCATAGTATTTAGGGTCAAAACCCCAACCTCTAAGTATGTCATCATACTTATTTTTGTAGTCAGGGTCAGTACCAACATACGTTATCTCACCTGTACCAGATTGTTCATCAAACTCTATTGATGGTTGCCAACCTGACTTGTAATAGTTATTCCCTAAGTCTTTTGTTTCTTCTGTCATTTGCAGCCTTTCTGTTTAATAACAGTATAGCTGTTTTATATGACAGATTTACTACTTAGATATTTGTTTTTTGGCGTACGCTTTTACCACGGCAAGAGCGGCTGCTCCTCCAGATAACAACGCAAGTTGAACGACTTCTGCATCAACACCGACTAATGGTGCGATAGTTAAGGAAGCTATAAAAGCCTCCAAAAATGTCCACACGACTCGTTCCGCCATATCCTTGAGTTCTTCACTCATTTTATACTCCCACGCATCATTCCAAGGTGTCCATTTAATATCGTTTTTAAATGTACCATCAGAATTTCTGCTTCTTTTATACTTTTCAAACATTACTTAAATCTTGAGTAAGAACCCCAACCTCTGTCAATTCTCTCACTCTTGTTAATTTTACTAGGTTTTTTTATTTCGCCATCAAAATCTACATATGTTACTGATGCTCCCCCAGTTTTTATAGCTGAAACCACATAAGGATAGATAAATTTATAAGCAGAAACTGAACTTCCTATAAACCCATCTCTCTTAACAAGGTTACTCTCTTGTGATTGTCCAACAATAAGACAACCAGAGGTATGTTCATCTGTATTACCTGTATGCCATAAGATATATTCAAATCCTGGTACATCTTTAACCCAAATCATACCTTCGTGAAAGCCATACTTCTTCTTATATCTGCTATGAAACCCACCAACAGTACGAAGTTCTAACTTATATGTACCTGCTGGAATCCTTGTTTCGTGCATCACTTTAGTATCTCTATGCTCATCTTCTAATGTATAGCAAAGGAACTTTCTCTTACCATTGGATACATCAAACAATATTCCTGATGTACTATCTTCTTGACTACTTATTCTTAATACTTCTAAATTCATTACTCCTCAATTATATACTTTATTAATTTACCGAATATTAATCCTACCATAATAAATAAAGCTATTGATAGTATCTCCATTATTCTTCCTCTCCAATACAAGTCGGACACAAAAAACTTTTATCGTAGTCTTGCCAATAAGGTGTAAGACATCTCTCGCAGTAAGCAGTTAGGATAACTTCTGACATTATCTCTTACCCCCATCATAAGCTACTGCGTGTCCGACTTCTATCATCTCTTGGTTAATATTTGTTTCATCTATATAAAGTTCTCCGAGTACTCTGCCATATTTACCTGTTCCTTGTGAATGTAACTCAACTGATTCATCAGCTAGTCTATCAATAAGCCACTCTTTCGCAGCCAACCCTCGTTCTTTCTCCTTCTTATCTCTGGTTCTAGACTCTGGAGCGTTGATGCCCACAAGTCGTACACGACATTTATGCCACACATTAAAACCCAAATCCATTCTGACATCTACTGTATCTCCATCTACTACTCTAAGTACCTCAACTCCATAATAGTATTTCATTTACTCTCCTGGTTCTATCATTATACATTCTCCTGGACACTCCTCTGCTGATTCAATAACATCTTGTAATAATCCTTCAGGGATTGTGGCAATACCTTTAGCACCTTCTTTGTTACCCTCTGATTCTGCGTATATGTGGTCGCCATCTTTAACATAATATAATCCATCATCTAATCCAACAAATACATCTGGAGCTATCTCCTCGCAGATACCATCTCCTGTACAGATGTGTTGGTCTATCCATACCTTCAATTCTCTACTTGTCTTTTCTTAAACCTAATGTGATAAGCCATAGGGTTATTGAACCTAATATAGCTATCCCCACTATATCTTTAGCAGTACCAGTTAAGGTAAGCCAAGCGATAAAGAAGCCTAAAAGTGTGAATGTTTGTGCGATTGTTTCTTTTATTGCTTCTATAAACCACCTAGCAAATGCTTTAACTGCTCTTGGTATATTAACTACTATGTGATAAGGGAGAGCCAATATATTAAATATTAGATTTATAAACTTCTTTATCATCTTATCCTTCTAACAGGAATTATAGAGCTTGTTGCTATGATTTGAGATACTATGATGACAGGCACTACTACCTCTTGTGCCTTCTCTTTCTGGTCTGTTGTCATATCATTACCTATCTCTATAATTTCTCTAAGTTCTATTGGTTCTATCTCTATATCAATAATAGCACCGATTGGGTCTGATAAGAATGCTTCTGTCTGCACCTCTACTACTGCATCTGCTAAGGTATAGTCATCACTATCATCTTCTGCTGCTCTCTCTACAAACTCCTCAACTGCCTGAGCTACAGCAGGTTCCTCTTCTACAAGTTCAGCAACAATCTCTAGCTCCTCTGTTTCCACACCTAATACTTCAGCTACTACTTCTTGTTCTTCTTCTGTTAGTGTTTCTAATTCCTCTACCTTATCAACTACTTCCTGGACAGCTTCCTTTTCTTCCTCTGTAAGTTCAGCTATTTCTTCAGTAGGTGGTGGTAGTGTTGTCGTGGTAGTAGTAGTTGTCGTGGTAGTAGTAGGAGTTAACTGTTCTTTAATTTCTTCAGCATCAACCTCTTTTATTTCTATAACTTCTTCCTCAACTTGTTCTGCTAACTCCTCTAGTTCCTCAATACTTTCTTCAATCTCTTGGATAACTTCAACAAGTTCCTCTATTTCTTCTTCCTCTAGTTCAACATCTAACTCTAATGCAGCTTCTAACTCTGCCTTGATAGCATCTTCTTTTTCTTTCTGTATGCGTTCAGCTTCCAACCTAGCTTCTTCTTCAGCTTTAAGTCTAGCTTCTTCCTCTAGTCGTAATCTCTCTGCTTCTTTTTCAGCTTCTATTCTCTCTGCTTCTATACGAGCAGCTTCGGCTTCTGCTGCTTCTCTTTCCCTGCGTTCAGAATCTAATTCCCAGTAACCAGTTTCGGATTGGTTCTTATCTCTCTCCCAATCTTGAGCATCTTTATATTCTCTTACTACTCTTTCTTCATTTGTTTCTAAGACACCTGTTTCTACATAGTTATTATTTCTTTCTACATCTAAAGGACTAAGGGTAGTTGTAGTAGTAGTGGTTGTAGTAGTAGTGGTTGTAGTAGTAGTGGTTGTAGTAGGTGGAGTAGCATCATACTTCCAATAGATTGTATCAATACCTACCCAATCAGATACAGTAACAACAAAGCTAATAATATATTTATCTGTTACGGCTTTAGTTATATCCTCATAAGATGAATTGTTTTGTGAGTTAAAGTTAGCAGTTTCATTTGTATCATCTGAATAGTTGTACTGAACAGTATAAGCATAATTAACACCTGCCATTCTGAAACCTATCTCAATTATGTCGTGGTCATCAGGTAGTGTAAAGGTATAAGAGGTAGCTTGTTGTCCACCTGCATAGTTATCTTTCAAGCTAAAGAAGTACTGTCCACTTACACCACAACAGTTCTGGTCATTCCTTGTTGTAACATCTGAACCTGTAGGTACAGTTAGGTCAGTAACTAATGCACCATTCTCTCCATCAAATGTTTCTGTTTCTGTCGTAGTATCTGCGTAAACAGGAATAGGAAAGATTAAAAGCCCAACAATAAGAAGTCTGGCAAGTGTATTGAATTTATATAGCACTTGCTCACCTACAACTTGCAGCTATCTCCACAATCATCATCTTCAAAGTCTTTGGATTGGTCCTCAAATGCTACACTTGGTAAGTTCTCTAGCACACCTTCAGGCAGTATGAATATATCATCATACTCTTTTGTGTTCTTGATGAAACTCATCTGCCACCACAGTTGCAACCACCACAGCAATCCATTATCCACCTACCTTAAATAGTATTTCTCTAATAACTTCTTCTATGATTATTAAGTTCTGGTTAAATCCATTAATACTATCCTGGTAAGCAATAACCTGTGCTTTAAGTGTTGCTACTTCTTGTTGCATATCATTAACAGTTTTGAATAACCAACCAACTAAGGCAGCTAAACCACCTTGAAGTATTTGTCCTAGATTAACTTGAGCTTTCATATAATCTATTATAAATTACATTAAAGTATTTAATAGTGCTGCTGAAGAACTGATTGCTACGAACCAGCCGATAATCTCCTGTCTTGAAGGTGTCTTATTAATTTTCTCGTGAAGGAAGTCAATCCTGTCGTGAAGATTCTCAACATCTTTCTTGATAAGGTAGAGGATTTCCTTATTTGTAAACCCATTCGCCACAGGATAATCTCTTTTAATGTCATTTGTTGTCATCAGAATAGAACCAATCCCATTCGTGTTCTTGGATTGCAAAGTTGTCAGAGATTTTTCTTAGGTACTTAACAAACTTATACCAATAAAAGCCTGCGAGAAATCCTATAAAGTAATCCATAATTAAGGCTTAGGATACTTGTCCTTTACTACTTGTCTTGCTGCTTGTAAATCTGTAAGAGTATCGCCACCATCTAGTAATGCGTGTATACAATCTTGTATTGATGGATATTCTGCTTGTCTGTTGTATAACCAACCATTAGATTCGTTGTTTAATTCTGTTGCTCTAATTTCTTCTGCCCAAGCATTTATAGTTTTATTATATTCTTCTTCTTCAAAAACTCTATCTCCACTTTTTAGAGTAGGGTTATCGGTTTTTAACTCTGATTTTATTGTATCTAAATCTCTAGCCATTATTTCTTATACCCCCATATTGCTATTTCTCCACTTGAAATATTACCACTACCTGCAAAAATTCTAATTCCATCAACTGTTGAACTATCTTTCATTAAAGCATTTAATTCTAAAAATCCGATAAGTCCATCAGACCTTTCATACATAGCAGATGAGTGCCAAAGTTTTTCTGTATCGTGTGGAAACAACTCACAAGTTGCATTTCCCATTTCGTTTGTTGCATTACCAACTCCCATAGTTAATTCAAAATAACCAGAAGGATTACTTGCAGCACCACTCATAGAAGCAGAACTATTAGTTTCTGCTGCAACAGCAAACCTATCTGTTGATGTACTTGTTAAAACATCTGAACCATCATTTCTTAAACCCAAACGACAAGATTCTGAATCAGAAACAGGTGCAAAATCTTTAAGTACTATTTTATACCCAAAGTATAAAGTGCCATCACATACATCAAAGTCTTTATCAGCATCAGTAGAAAATGTATATTCAGCTAATTTAACTAAACCACCACCACCTGCTGCTGCTACAAAATTATCTTTGATAGATACACCATCAATGGTTACACCACTATTAGTGGTCTTTTCTGATATAGTATCTACTTTTAATATTGAACTCATTTTGGACTATCTTCCTTTACTTTTTTAATTGCTGTATAGAAATCTCCTGTTTTGTCTAATTTACCTTGGTCAATATCGTGCCATAGTTTATCAAGTTGTTCTGTCAGATTTGGATATACCTCAACTTCGTTGTCTCCTTTTCCGTGTACTCTATAAATTTTATAGCCATTAGTAGCCATATCTTGTTCGTGGTCGTATGCGTTCTTAGCCCATACATCTATTGCTGCATCATATTCCTCATCAGTAAACTCTGTTCCGTCAGTATGTCTTACAGGTTTAGGATTGTCTGCCTTCATCTGGGTTTTCCATTGAGCTAAAGTTGCCATTATGTTACACACCCATATATTTGCCAATCCCCAGAAGTAAATGTTCCTGAAGCTGGTGCTATTTCACAACCTGTAACCACAGTTGCATCATCACGCTGTATAAAACCTGACTTAATTTCACAATCAAAGTTATCTCTATTTCCCCAACAATTATACTTTACAAATTTAGCTTCTACACTTCTTGGGTTTAGTAATTCAAGAGTAATAGTTTGGTTTTCAGTACTTGCATTTCCTACTGCATTAAGACTAAGTTGTGCGTAATCGGTTGCACTATTATTAGCAGATGTACCACTACCACTTGCATTAGCTTTTGTATAATAATGTCCTTCATTGTATGTTCCTGTCATATATGTAGAAGCACCAGACATTAGCTTAAACCTATAAGTTGTTCCATCTGTACTAGGAACTAGAGTTGAAAGTTTAATTATATATCTATCATAAGAAGCAGAAGTAAAATCTCCTTGTGTAAATGAGCTACTAGAAAAACTACCTGCACTTATAAGAACTGTACCTAGTGTTCCTGTTACATTAGGAATGGTCATAGTCTTATCTGAACCAAGAGAACTTGGTACAGTTAATCCTACTGTGTTACTTCCATCTGATATTTTTACTATTCCTGGCATTTATACACCTATCTCCCAAAGTGTAAAGGTTTGAGAATATCCTGATGTTGTATTTGCTGCTGGCCACATAAGTTCTCCTGATGTGTTATCAACTTTTCCTTGAAAATGATAAGTAACCTCTGATGTAGTATTTGGTGTATCTACAAAATTGTAAGGCAAAGGGTGATTCAAATTATAATTATCTGGAGTATCTTCATCTCTAAATCTATATTGACTTACTTGTGTGTCAGATGTACCACCACTAATATCTCTTAATGCTATTATATTACCAACTTGTTGTGCGTATTCGGTGTAAGTTTGAACCGAACCAATAAGTAAAATTTTACTATCGCTTTGTTTTGGTGTAATTTTTATTTCTAATTTTGTACCTGAACTTTGTTCTATATCTGTATAGCTAGTGCTAGATATTACATTACCTGCAGTAATAACATCTGAATAACATACAACTTGTAAAGGTACTCCAGTAGCGGCTAATATTCCACCATCTTTTACTTGAAAGCTATCAATGTTTACACCATTACCAGATGTATATTCGTTTATTGTATTGACTTCTAATGTACTCATAGCACTACCATTGTACCAGCATTTGTAACTGTTCCTGTTATTGTTATAGGTCCAGCTAATACTGCACCTACACCTGAAGCAACTGTATAAGTAGCTGCCTGTGTTTGATTATGTTGGAAAATTCCACCATTTGTTGTTAATGCAATACCTGCGTTATTCCAGTTAGCCATATCTGTATCATCTAACTCGTAATGTATTCCACTAGCAACACCATCTGTAAGTGTAAAGTCTGAATCTCCATCTATAAGTGCAGTTGCAGAGCCACCTATTGCAGTACCATTAACACTAAATTCTAATCCTGAAGCTAAGTCAATACCACCATCATCAATAGTAGCAATCGCTGTTTCATCAACACTAAATACCATCTTTCCGTGATTGGCTGTTGCTGAAGCAGTTGCTGTTGTGAAGTTAATTTGTTCAGCAGTTTTGTTTGAACCACCATTTAATACTTCTATTGTTAATGATTCAGCAGCACTTGTTCCCATCTTGACAGAAACATCTGCATTGTTTGCATCTTCATAAATTGTTAAATCGCCACCAGTTAAAGCTGTAATATTTTGTGATGTTTCAACAGCTAGACTTACTGTACCTGAATCGCCACCACCAGATAAACCTGTACCTGCTGTTACTCCTGTAATATCTCCTGTTGTTGGTGCTGTCCATTCTACAACACCACCAGATGAAACTGATAATACTTCTCCTTCAGAACCTATACCTAATTTAGCGAGAGTATTACTACCAGAAGCATATACAACATCTCCAGTTGTAAAACTGGTAAGTCCAGTACCACCTTTAGTTTCATCTAAAGTTGCAGATAAATCTGCTGCTGTACCTGATGTATTTTGATTACCTGCTGAATTAACACCAGGCAAATCAATATTACCTGTTCCATCAAAAGATACACCACCAATGTTTCTTGCTGTTGCTAAAGCTGTTGCAGTTGCTGCATTACCAGTTGTTGAACCAGAGCTTCCTGATACATTACCTGTAACATTACCAGTTACATTAGCAGTAATTGATGCAGGTAGTCCGATAGTTATTGTTCCACTACTTTCAGCAACCTCTACTTCATTAGAAGTTCCTGAAAATGTGATTGTTCCACCTAATGCAGTAGCAGTAGAACTAGAGCCATCTGAAACTGTTATAGATGAGTTTGCTAGTTTTGAATTAGCGATAGAACCTGCGAGTTGAGCATTGGTTATTGTTCCACTCAAAGATGATGTCGGATAGTTAGTAGCATCTGTCAAGTCAAATGCTGGAGTTGAATCAGAAGCACCAAGTGCTAAGGATATTCCACCATAAGATACTGTACTGTTAGCTAACTTAGCATTAGCGATAGAACCTGCAAGTTCATCATTACTAACACCACTATCTTTTATGGTTACTGCACCAGAGGAAACTGAAAAGTTATCTGATGAGAAACTTGCAATACCTTTGTTAGAAGTTGTTGCATCTTCTCCTGCAATAGTTAATGTTTGACCAGAACCAGATGTGTCAATTCCTTCTCCACCAGCTATTTCAAATGTTTGGCTGTCTAAATCTACTGATGGCGTACCAGTATCAGAATCTCCTGAAAAATCTAAATCTTGTGCTGTTACCTGACTATCTACATAAGCCTTAACTGATTGCTGTGTTACACCTTTGGTAGCAGAATCTGTGGACATATCATCTTCATCTAAGAATAAGGTAGTATTAACTGCTGTACCATCTTCATTGATTATGGTATCTACTCTAGCGTTTAAGTCCTCTATGTGTTGTTCTACTGGCGACATTCGTACAGTTGAACCAGATGCGTGTGATAAACCTGAATTAGCTGCTGAACCATCTAAGAATCTTTTGTTTATATTGTCGCAAGTTAAAGTCTTAGTTCCTGTATTAAGTGATGTAATTAGTACAACTTCTCTATTGGTTGAACTATCTGGATTTAGAACTAGATAAAATGGTGCTACTAAAGTAACCGCAGTAGGTGCAGTTACAGAATTAACTGTAAATGTTAAATCTGATGCACCAGCAGTTGCTGTTAACGTTGTTTCAAACGCATTATAAAGATTCGTTTTTTGTGCTGCCATTCTATCCTAATCTACCTACTCCTAGAAGTGCTATTCCTAACCCTTCTCCAGCAGTAGATACTTGTACTACCTTACTTCCTCTAAATCTTACTAGACAATAAACTGTTACAGAACCTCTTGGAGATATTTCTTCAATCGGACTACTAACATTTTCTATTATACCTCTTAATAATGTATCTGGTCTGTATATCTCTAATTGGACATTCTTTCCTTCTTTGTTTCTAAGTGCCTGATATACAAGTTCTCCCTGTCCATTAACTCTAATTCTTTTTCTGTATGGTCTTTCAATATGGTCTGATATATTTACTGGTATATCTACAACCAAGTCATTAACTAACTGGAAACCTCTAATAGCAAAAGATAATAGACCAGGGGATTGTGATTGGTCATCAGTTGATATATCAATCTTTCCTGCAATCCACCTACCATCTACTAAACTCATTACTTCTTCTTCCCCACCTGTACCAGAGTTTATTGTTACTTGTTCCTGCCAAGTAGTAGCTGAACTATCATTTATATCTGTTGCAATCGTTGAAGTAGATAGCTTAACTGTACCTGAACTAACATCATTAGTGTTAAGTTTTGCACCAACCCATTGTTTCTTTTCAGAAGTAAAGAAGTCAGCAAGTGCAGTAATGATATATCCAGTAGTTACATAGTTTGCAGTTTCTCTGTATATACCACCACCACTTACAGTTGCGAATAATCTATCCGAATATACTGCAATTCCTTTTACAACACCACTTTCTCCGAACTCCAAATCTCTAGCTATGCCACCTGTTGGTAAGTAATATCTCCAAAAGTTTGTTTTAGAAGCTGAATCAATTATTCCTGTATAAATACTATCTCTTGTTGAAACAATCCTATAAGGTGCTTGGTCTAAAGTAGTTGAACCATCTCCCCATTGTTTAATTAACTGTGCATTAACTAATACATATAAGTTATTAGAGTTTGTAATCTCTGACCTATACAATCTACCTATCTTTCCACTAGCAGTTGATTCATAAGTTCCATAAAAGATTAATCCCTGTGCTGCATCTATTGCATTGGGTACTTCTCCTTCTACAAATGTCTGTCCTTTCAGAGCAAGGGTAGAACTCTCATCAGCAAAAGAATAAATGTACCCATCTGTTGCAGTTGCTAATGCTACTGCTCCAGCATCACACATATCTGTCCAAGTTCTACCTGTCGGTAGTGTTTTAATAGCTGAATCAGTACCACCTGAAACATCATATAAAACACCAGATGTGTCTGATGCTACTATTCTCCCTTTAATACTCCATATCTTGTCATAGGTCTGGTCTGTGTTGTAGTTTGTATAACTTCCAGAACTAGCTCTATACACAATGTTTCCATTAGCTACCAAATATAATCTAGTACCAAGAACAGCCATACCTGTAATGTCATTACCTGAACTTGGTGTACCATCTGTACTTACATCTCCTGTAAGTGGAGTTGTTATCTTTTTAAGAACAGCACCATCTGCATAAAATACTGTTCCATCTAACTCTTGCATATGACCATTAGTACCTAAAGTAGTACCACTAGTAGGTTCTTCAGTTGATTTAAGCAGACTAACTTTGTATTCCTGTCCTACTTGTTTTCCACTAAATACATCAATACCACTACTATCCCAAAACCTAGAGAAATCCATTTCACTTGCATTTCTTTTATGTGCTTTATCTAATCCTGAACCACCAGAAAAATCTGTTCTGGAGTAAATCTGACCAAACTCCTGTTGGAAATCCTCTGGAGTTTCTGAAGTTTGTATAGCTTGTGCCTGAAGTGGAGCAGTATTTATATTCATCTGCCTTCCAGGACCAACAGCAAATCTTAAAAATAAATCATCAAGATTAGCTTCAAAGCCTTGTGCTTGTGGTTCAGATGTATTGGCTGGGGAAGGTAGTACAGCCATTATGCACTATAATTTATATTTCCTATGGCTACTGCTTGTGGATATAGAGAACGAAGTTCCCCTCTTGCTTCATCAATTAACAAAGACCTAAGTCTTAGTAAAGCATTTCTCAATCTCTCGCCTGAACCAATAGGATAGTTTTCTGCTGATAGTTTCTCGGTAATAAATTCCTGTGTTGAAGCATCTACATCTGTTGCACCCATTATGTCAGCTACTGCACCAACCATAATTATCTGGTGGTATGAATCCTCTAGTAAACAAGTAGTTGATAAGTCATCTGTTTCAGCAGTAGGTCTTGCAAACTTTCTTTTGACAACTAAATAAACAGTTTTATTTGAAGCTGTATTGAAAAACTGAACAGCAGTATTTGTACTTGAAGGTGGGAAGTTAGTTAATAACTCTATCCCTGCACTTGTGTACTGGTCTCCTGCTGCATTTTGTACCCAAGAATTAACTACATCAACTGTGGTTGCTGGAACTTCTGCGTAAGTTGAATTAGAAGTTACATTAGTTGTAGTTATATTATATAAACTTGGATATAGTCTTGCTATATTATCTGCAACTGCATCAAATACAGACTTTCTTGGGAATGTTGGATTGAGATAAAGATTTGCTTCGTCTGAATGTGTTGCTGCTGTTGTACCTGCATATCCTCTTGCAACAGTTAATGTTCTAGTAGATGTGTTAGCTGCTGTAACTAACATTAACTCTTGGTCAATCTCTATTAATGCACCATTACCTAAAAGGTTCTCTTCCTCTGAAGAAAATAAACCACTTTCATATACAACTGTTGTTCCTGTTGTATCTGATAATGCTCCATCTAACCTAGAAAACGCAGATAAATCATCTGGTTTATTCAAAAAATCTCTATAAATTCTATCTACAAGTGTGCTTACTGCTGCCATATATATTCCATATTACTAGGGAGAGAAAAATTCTCTCCCTAATAAATATACTATCTTACTTCTTATTAGGAAGTGGATAGAGATGTAATTTTGCCGTGGAATGTTTCTGGACCATATTCTAATCCAATTTCTCCATAGACTTGATACTTGTAAGCTGCTCCTGATTGAGCTAGTGGCTCAACAAAGAAATGTCCTTTTCCTGGAATATCCAAGAAAACTGGCTTACAAAATGCAAGGTCAGCAATTAAAACATCTTCAGCAGGTAT